GACCCCGAATAAACACTGAGTTTACAGTAACTTATGGTTCCTATGTATGGTCCTCAATCAATCTGAAATTGCTGAAGCCTTTGGAGTCACCACGCGAGCCATCCAAAAATGGCACAATGAGGGTATGCCTTTGGAGGGTATGGACGGCAAAGAAAACCAATATGATTTGACGAAATGCGTCGAATGGTACGTTAAGAAAAGAGTTGGCAATGACTTGCAGTATGAGAAGACCAGACTGACAAAAGCGCAGGCGAATAAAACCGAACTTGAAGGCAAATTGCTGGAGCGTGAGCTGCTACGAGCCGACAACGTCAAGAACGTTTGGGTTTCGCAGATTATTGCGTTTCGTTCTCGCGTTCTTGCCATGCCCACCAAGCTTGCACCGGACATTTTGCAAGCAACCTCTCTGACAGAAGCCAAAGGCATCATTGCTGACGCCTTGGAAGAAGCTTTGAAAGAATTCAAAGACGTCCCACTTGACGCTTACACATGAGCGCACTTCTTCAGCAAGTTCTTCAAGAATCTCTTCAATATTTTGAACCTCCACCAAAACTGACAATCAGCGAATGGGCTGATGAATACCGCAAGTTATCCGGTGAAGCTTCAGCCGAGCAAGGCCAATGGCGTACCGAGCGAGCCGAGTTTCAGCGCGGCATCATGGACGCAATCAGCGACCCACTGATTCACACGGTGGTTCTCATGTCTTCAGCTCAGTGTGGCAAATCTGAAATCCTGCTGAATACTCTGGGTTATTTTGTTCATTTTGATCCTAGCCCAATTCTTTTTTTGCAGCCTACGGTTGACGCTGCCGAAGGATTCAGCAAGGAACGAATTTTCCCAATGCTGCGAGATACGCCAGAACTGAAGCAACTGACGCTTGACGGCAAAGGCAACCAAAGAGACACGATCCTGCAAAAGCGTTTTGCTGGTGGTCAGTTAACCTTAGTCGGAGCAAATTCAGCAACAGGTTTGTCTTCTAGGCCAATCCGAATTTTGCTTTGTGATGAAACAGACCGCTACCCATACACGGCAAAGATAGATGGCGATCCGTTGCGGCTGGCAATGAAAAGAACGTCAACGTATTGGAACCGCAAGATTGTTTTGGTTTCAACTCCAACCGTCAAAGGCGTTTCGGTGATTGAGCGTTGGTTTGAGGAATCAGACCAAAGATTTTATTTTGTGAAGTGTCCGCATTGCGAGCATGAGCAGACCTTGCAATGGAATTCGGTTCGCTGGACAGGTGACGGTTCAGACGCAAAGCTACATTGTGAAAAATGCGAAACAAGTTGGACTGAAGGCGAGCGACTGAGAGCAGTTCGAGCAGGAAGCTGGAAAGCTAAACGCCATTGCAACGGAATCGCAGGTTTTCGGCTTAATGCGTTGTACTCACCTTGGACTAGGCTTGCTGAAATGGCGCAAGAATTCTTGCAATGCCAAAACTCAGCACAGCAGCTTCAGACCTTTGTCAATCTTAGCCTGGGCGAAACTTGGGAAGACCAAGGCGAAACGATTGACGAACACGGTTTGTACAACAGGCGTGAAGTCTACAAAGCACCAGCGCCAGCAGAAGTTTTGGTGATTACGGCAGGAGTGGACGTTCAGGACGATAGATTAGAAGTTACGTTTCTTGGGACAGGCAAGGACAACGAAGGCTTTATTCTTGACCATCAGATTCTGCATTCAGATCCAGCCGCACCGCAAACTTGGATTCAACTCGATAAACTTCTCAAAGAACGCTGGCGTTGCGCGGATGGTCACGAACTGCCAGTGCAAGTGGCTTGTATTGATTCCGGTGGACACTACACGCAAGCGGTTTATGAATTTGTGAGAAGCAGAACCACTTCCAGAATCTATGCAATCAAAGGTGTGGGAGGTGAAGGCAAGCCACCAATCGGCAGGCCAAGCCGCAACAACTCTGGCAGAATCAAACTATTTCCGGTTGGGGTGGATACGATCAAACAATCAATTTTTGGCAGACTTCGCATTGCCAGCGGACCAGAAGCACTAAGATTTCCGAGACACTTAGATGAAGAATACTTTGCCCAATTAACCGCTGAGAAAATCGTCACCAAGTACCACAAAGGCTTTCCAAGACGCGAATGGATCAAGATTCGACCAAGAAACGAAGCTTTAGATTGTTTAGTTTATAGTTTAGCAGCACTTAGTTCGCTAAACATTCGAGACTGGAAACGACTACAGAGAACTGCTAAAATAGCCGAAAAATTGGAATCAGCGATTACAGAATCACCGGAAGCACCAAGACGAAGAACTTTGAAACCTGCGCGAAGACCTAACAACTGGATTCAGAGGTTTTAGTATGCGAAACCGAAGGAACCGATATTTGACACCAAAACAATTGGCTGCTGAGTTGGACGTCAGCGAGCGAACAGCCTACCGATTCTGTGAATCCGGCTTAGTTCCGGCTTACAAGGTTGGCGGAAACTGGAGAATCGAAAGCCAAACCAGTTATTTAGATTCATTTGCGAAGCTTCAATAGCTTTGCCAATTCTGCCAATTCTGCCAATCCTGCCCACAAGATTGAAGTTCTGCGCTAACAATAGCGCATGGCAACCAATCTTTTTGACCGCGCAAATTACCCCACAACGGAACCTGACCGTCTTGTAGCTGGCGAACGCTGGCTATGGCGCAAGGACGATTTGGCGTCAGATTATCCGCCAGATTCATATTCTCTGGAATATATCGCTCGCTCACATGGTGGCTCTTCGACTGAGTTTAAGATTCAGGCCACAGAAGCAGACAGCACCTACTTCATCGAAGTCTCTTCCAGCACCACACAAACCTACCCACAAGGCCACGTTCATTGGCAGGCTTGGATAACTCGCACCTCTGATTCAGAAAAAATCAAAGTCTTAGAAGGACACTGGGAAATTTCTTATGACTATGACGTCAACCACGATCCCAGAACTCACGCAGAAATCATGCTTGAGAAGATTCAATCTCTTCTCGAAGGCCGAGCGGACAATGACGTTGAAGAATACTCAATTGGTAACCGCTCACTGACCAAGCTTTCAATTCAAGACCTGATGAAGTGGCGCGACTACTACAGACAAGAGGTTGCTAAAGAAAATCAGCAAGCTAGAGCAAGAGCAGGCAAACGTCCTGGCAATCTCGTTAAAGTCGAGTTCAGGAGGGCAGGATGATCGCTGAAGCAATGTGGTGGCTCACGGATAGAGTCCACAGACAAGCACCAGAGAACCCAAGTCCAAAGCAGAAAAAACGTCGATATGACGGAGCGGCTGGTTCGAGATTCCTAGCGGATTTTGTCGGCTCAACGACCAGCTCAGACGCAGAACTTCAATACTCGCTTCGCAGACTTCGAGACAGAGCCAGAGAACTTTGCCGCAATGACGATTACGCAAGACGTTACCTGCAACTGATGAGTTCTAACGTTGTTGGCGAGCATGGCTTTACACTGCAAAGCAGAGCCAGAAATCTCAATGAGCCGAATGTTGGACAGTTAGATGCTGCTGGCAATGAAATCATTGAGCGAGCGTTTCGACGCTGGGGAAAATCCTGTTCAGCAAATCAGCGTCAATCTTGGCTAGACATTCAGCGATTGGTCATTCAGGGACTTTGTCGAGATGGCGAAATTCTGATTCGTTTTGTTCGTGGCAAACGTTGGCGTGACGGACTCGCTCTGCAAGTGCTAGAGCCGGATTATTTGGATGAAGAATATTTCACCACAGAGCCAAGAGGCAGAAGAGTGGTGATGGGTGTTGAGTTGGACGAGTTTGACGCACCGCAAGCCTACTACTTAAAATTAGGTCAAGGCCATCCGTTCGATACGTTCGGGCAGAGAAGAAGCGACAAAAGGACAAGAGTTCCGGCTGAAGACATCCTACACATTTATTTGCCTGACCGAGCGCAACAAACCAGAGGCGTTACTTGGTTTGCGTCAGCCATGACTCGAATGAGAATCCTGTCAGGTTATGAAGAAGCTGAACTGATTGCAGCAAGAACCAGTGCCGCAAAAATGGGTTTTTTGGTTAGCGCAGACGGTGAAGGCTTTATTGGTGACGAAAGCACAGACGGCAATCAAATCATGTCGGGCGAGCCTGGATCAATTCAGCAGCTTCCGGCTGGAATGAGCTTTCAGGAGTGGAATCCTAGCCATCCAACTTCAGCATATGCCGAATTCCACAAAGGCATTTTGCGCGGCATTGCCAGTGGGCTTGGCATTTCTTACACCAGCCTAAGTAACAACCTCGAAGGCGTCAGCTATTCATCCATCCGGCAAGGTGCACTAGAAGAGCGTGACTTGTACCGTCAGATTCAAAGCTTTTTGATTCAGCACCTGTGCGAGCCTGTTGCTCAAGAGTGGCTAAAGATGGCAATGACTTCCGGCTCAATCCCAATCCCAATCACTCGCTACGACAAGTTTTCAAACACTCTTGAGTTTCGAGGTAGAGGTTTCAGTTGGGTTGACCCAGCAAAAGAAATCAGAGCCGAAGTCGAAGCAGTTAGAAACGGATTCAAAAGCCTGAATGACGTTGCTCGTCAGTATGGGCGTGACGTTGAAGAGGTGTTCCAGCAAATGCAGAACGACAAGGCAATAGCAGAGCGTTATGGAATCAGCCTAGCGTTTGAGCCTTTAGGTTCGCCTCATGGTCCAGTTGAGCCAGAAGTCGAGTAATGGCAGAAAGCTACAAGCCAACCGAGGGCATGATTGCCGAGGCAAACCGTGGCCTAGAGTGGAGACGAGAATTTGGCAGAGGCGGAACCAGTGTCGGAATCGCTCGCGCCAGAGACATTTCAAACGGCAAGAGTTTACCGTTGGCAACCGTCAAGCGGATGAAGTCTTTTTTTGCGAGGCATGAGGTTGACAAAAAAGCCGAAGGATTTCGACCAGGCGAAAAAGGCTATCCAAGCAACGGACGAATTGCTTGGGCGCTATGGGGTGGGGATGCTGGCAAAAGTTGGTCAGAAAAAATCGTCAACTCAGCAGAAAAACAAGAACGAGCAGAACCACTGACCGGAGCAGTTCAGGAAGGCTTAAAAAACAAGGCAGACGAACACAACGAGAAAGTTGGGGATGACGCAAGAAAACGAACAAACGCCAGAACACTTGGGACAGTCTTTAGAAGAGGCGTTGGAGCCTACAAGACCAATCCAGCTTCTGTTCGGCCCAGCGTCAAAAGTCCTGAACAGTGGGCTTACGCGAGAGTCAATTCATTCCTCTACGTTTTACGAAATCTCAAATTCAGAAGTGGCAAGCACGATACGGATTTGCTGCCAGAAAAACATCCACTGTCAACCAAAGGAAGAGCAATGGATTTGACGAGTATGACCGAGCGACACGTCATTGACGTCGAAGAGACTGACGACGAATACATTGTGGCGTTTGCCAAGGCTCAAGAAGTCGCAGAAGAGCCGGAAGAAAGAGAAGTTGAAGAAGTCGAGACAAGAGACTTACCAGTTCAAACGCAATACCGCACCGGAAGCGTTCGGATGATGGATGACGAGTCAGACCGTCGCGTAATGATGAGCATATCTTCAACGAATCCGGTTGAAAGAGAATTTGGCTATGAAGTTCTTGAACACAATGCCGGAAGCGTAGACATGGAATTCATGTCCAGCGGCAAAGCACCTCTGTTGTTGGACCATGACGCCAGACAGCAAATTGGAGTGGTAGAACGAGCCTACATGGATAAGGACAAGCTTCGAGCGCAAGTCAGATTCAGCAAAAACGCAATGGCGGAAGAAGTTTATCGTGACGTTGTTGACGGAATCAGAGGCAACGTCTCAATCGGATACCAGATTCAAGGCATGACGAAAGACGAGAATGGCTATAAAGACAAGCCTCTCTACAGAGTCAATATGTTTAAACCGCTCGAAGTGAGCATGGTTTCCATTCCTGCTGACTCCACTGTTGGGGTAGGCAGATCCAAGCCGGAAATTTCCGGTAATGACAATTCTGCAATTCAGGAGAAAACAATGAGCGCAGAAGTAGTTCAAGAGCCGGTAAACACACGGCAACCAGAAGACCAACTGAAAGAGTACCGCAACCAATCCAGCCAGATTCTTGAGCTGGGCAAGCGACACAACGAGTATGACCTAGCGTTTCGCGCACTTCAGGAAGAGAAAAGCCTAGCTGAATTTCAAGCCATGCTTTTGGAGAAGAAGACCAGCAAGCCAATCGACTTTAGCGTTGACGCCTCACCAAAAGAGAAGCGCAACTATTCTTTGGTGCGAGCGATTCGAGCCGCAGACCAGAAGGATTGGTCAAAAGCTGGTTTTGAAATGGAAATCAGCCAGGAACTCGCGAAGACACAGAAAAGACAACCAAAAGGTTTCTTTGTGCCGGATTGGGGTTGGCAGACTCGAACGGTATCAACCGCGGCAGGCGCAACCTTTGGCGCAGGCTCAAACATTGTGCCGGAAGACTACCGAGGTGACCGATTCATTGATGCACTGATTTCAACCAGCATCCTTGGACAAGTAGGCGCAACCGTACTGAACGGACTGCAAGGCAATGTCGCGATTCCCAAGATTTCCACCAGCACCGCAGCGGCTTTCATTGCGGAGGGCGGTTCAGTTGGAAATAGCGAGCCTGACTTCGCACAAGTCACCATGAGCCCAAAGCTTCTGGCAAACAAAGTAGCCGTGACTCGCGAACTGATGATTCAGTCTGACCCAAGTGTGGAGCAGTTGATTCGCAACAACATGGTCCGAATTTTCGCGGCCAAAATTGACAACGTTGCTCTCAAAGGTGGCGGAAGTAATGAGCCTACCGGAATCCTTGGCACTGCTGGGATTGGTGACGTTTCCTCTGGCGGAACCTCTGGCAACGCGAACTTAACTTACGGAAATGTCGTTGACATTATGACCGAGGTTTCTCAAGACAACGCCTTGTTGGGCAACCTGCGTTGGGTAACACATCCGGCAGTAGTTGGGAAGCTGATGCAAACGCTTGTGGCTTCCAGCACTGACTCGCGGATGATTATGCCAACACCGGATTCCATGCTTGGCTATCCGGTTGTTCAGACCACTCAAGCGCCTTCAAGTTCGCCTTACTCGCTGATTTTCGGGAACTGGACTGATCTTTACGTGGGCTTTTTCTCAGCACTCGACGTTCTCGTAGATCCGTATGGCAGTGCAGGAACAGCCACAACAAATCTATATTTTTATCAAGATATGGATATTGCGGTTGCTCACGCTGAAAGCTTCGCGGCAGCACAGGATGTCACTGTCGCCTGAGTGTATCAACTAGACGAGCTACAAGGTTGGGGTAACACTCGACCTTGTATCCTTCTTTGTGGTGGACCTTCTGCGCCTTCCGATTTGGCGAAAGCCAAGGCGCGGATAGGTTCAAGAAATTACGACTTAGCCGGAGTCAACAATCACGGCTTACTTTTTCTTGGCGAGTTGGCTTGGTGTTACGCGCATGACGTCCGAATGGTTCAACACCTTAAAGAGTACGATACGCCAGCAATTGTGCACCATGAACCAAAGAATCTAAGAGACAAAGATATTCATGGCGGAATTGTCCCATTTATCAGACTTTCAGGGCCAGAAGCACTTTGGACGGCAGATTATTTGGGTTACTCAGAGATTCACATTTGTGGCGTCGATTTCTACACCGGACCAAGGCGCTACTGGCATCAATGGGACTTAGACAAGAAACCAACAAGAGTTCAGGAAGATCAACAAGGTAAGTGGATTGAGGCAAGAGATTTAATGCAGAATCCAGCAAGAGTGATTGTGTACAACGAACGACTTCAGAGAATATTTCAATGAAGATTCAAATTATCAGAGGCACGGTGGCAAACGGTGGACCTGTCAGAGTGGGTCAAGTCATTAGCGTTGACCCAAAAGAGGCACAGCAACTGGTGAACATGGGCAAGGCCGTTGTCTATGAAAACAGAGCCAAAGGACTTGAGCCAGAAGAAGCGCCACCAGTGACCACGCGAACCACTAAAACCGCACGCAAGCCTAAAGCCAAATGAGCGTTGAAACTGCTGCTGATCGAACTGCCATGCTCGCAGATTACGGCACGACCGTGACGAAGGCGGACGCAACCACCTTCACAGGGATTTTTGACAATGACTTTCTGGCAGTTGATGTAGACGAAAGCGAAGTCGAAAGCTCAGAGCCAACACTGCTGGCAAGAACCGCTGACGTTTCCAGCCTAGCGCATGGCGACACTCTGACGATCAGCGCAGTCAACTACACGGTTCGAGGGGTTCAGCCCGATGGGACAGGCATGACGCAAATCATGTTGGGTGTGTAATGGCGCATAAACGAGCGCAAATCAAAGCGAGAATCCAAACGGTTCTGACCGGACTAGCAACCACTGGCTCAAATGTCTTTCAGTCTCGCACCTATCCAATCGCAACCAGTGATTTGCCTGGGCTACTGATTTACGCGAATTCAGAAAGCATTGAACGCTTAGAGATTGGCATTCAGAACCGTCAGCAACGAAACCTCGACCTAGTAATTGAAGCCGTAGCCAAAGGCGCAAGCGCAGAAAGCACACTGGACACAATCACGGTTGAAGTTGAAGAAGCAATGGCGAACGACCAGACACTCAATGGGCTGGCAATAGATTCGGCAATCACTGACACGCAGATTCGGCAAGCGTCTGCTGAAAGTGAGTTTTTTATCGCAACTATGCGGTACACGGTCTTGTATCGCACCATCGAAAATGACGTTGAATAAGGAGACAAAATGGCGATTCCAGACCGTTATCTAAGACTGAGAAGTTCTCAACCCTACATCACCACTGAATCAACAGCCGGAAGCTATGTCGCAGTTTCTGCTTCTGACGGATTCACCACAACCGAACCTTTGGCGTTATCGCAGACGTTCAACACTTCAGATATTAGCGAAGTCGGTACAAGGCTTTTACAGAATCGAAGCTTTGTAAACTATGCCGAGCGAGCAACCTTTGATATTCCGTTTCTGGTCAAGCCTTCAGCTTCAGCCGGAACTGAACCAGCAGAAGATACACTCTTGACCAAGACCTTTGGGACTAAGACGGTTTCCGGTGGAACATCAGTCACATACAGCTTCAGCCGAGTTAGCGACACCTTCCAAGTGGCGCAACTGGTAGACACCTACAAACTCTATGTGGCGAACGGAACCGTTGTCGAAGGCTTTAGCGTCGACATTACCAGAGATGGTGTTTTCACCATGAACGCAAACTGCCGAGCAAGCCGCATTCGGTACTCTGGACCAGTGAACGCAACAGGCACAGACGTTTCTGTTACCGATTCCTCGCCTGCCACCGTTACCTTAGATCCTGCCTCAAACGCAGTAGCTGCCGATTACTTTTTCGCTGGGCAATTGGTTGACATTTACGATTCAAGCGATTCACAGGTGAACACTGGCGGAGCTGCAACGATTAGTTCACCAAGCACAACAACCGCAACGGTTGGAGTGCAAGCCGCTTCTGGTGATTCTTTCACAGTCAGCGCGACTGACTACTTAGTGCCTCACTTGCCAGCCGCTACGCTTTCGACTTATGAGCCAATCGCCACTTCAGCCGCTCAAGTTTACTTAGCCGCTCAGAACACCGTAGCTGCAAGCTTGATTGATTCAGCTAACGAGTTTCTAGCCACTGGCTTCTCAATGAGCGTCAGCAAGAATCTTGGTGACCCTGGACTTGCAGAAATGACCGGAGACAAATATCCAGCCGCTGCATATGTCAGCAATGACGTCACCGTCACTGGAAGCTTTGATTTCGTTATGCGACCAGCACAAGCCTACCGATTCGAGCAGTTCGCAAGACTAGAGCAAATCGCAATTGGGGTGCAGGTTGGTGACACCGCAGGTTCAATTGTTCAAATCGTCATTCCTTCTGCTCGCGTTTCGATTAGCGGAACAGAGCAAGATGGAGCCGCAGCCGCAAGCGTAGACTTTGCCTTGACCCAAGGCTCTTCTGCAACTGATGCAGCCGCCTTCTCACTCATTTATAAGTAATTAATTTATGCCGTCAATTTCGGAATTATCAAAATTTAACGAAGTCGAGATAGAAATCTTTGATAAAGAAATATCAATGGAATTTACCTTCCAATGCACTCTGCCACATCAAAGACTTCTAAATGAAGCAGTCAATGCTGCACAGAAAAAAGGTTTGAAGAATTTAGACCAAACCACCTGGGCGAGAAAGCTTTTCATTCCTTGTGTCAAGTCTTGGTCGCTAGACGAAGATTGCAACGATGAAAACAAAAACGCTTTCTTTCAGGATGACGCAACTCTGAACCGGATTGCCCAAAATGTGGCAATGGAGTTGATGAACAAGGCGCAAGGCCGCGAGAAAGCTGAAGAGGGAAATTAACTGCTTATCTGGATTTGTTGTTTGAGCGAGCAACTTATTCAGATGATTCCCAAGAACACGGCATCCAAGCTGGTGACCGATACCAAGCCGTTTGGTGTTGTAAAACTGCAGACAACGTTTGGCAGGAAGACGAAGAACCACCTTGTCAGGTTTGTCCAAACAATCTGACGCTGACCGAGAGAAACCTAGCAGCGGTTCAGGCGTTTAAAGACCTTGACACCACGGGCAGAGACTTAGGCTTTGACATAGGCTATCTGCGTGAAGAAGCCATTGATTGTTATCTGAAACGTGCCGAAATCAACACGGTTGAAGTCTATTCGGCTTTAGTGATGATTGACCGAGAAGTCACTAGCCACAGAAAGAAAGAAAACGAGCGCAAACGAGACTTGCAGAAGAAGAAGTCTTCAACCGCTCGACCTACCCCAAGACCTAGAAGAAAGCGATAAATGGCAAACGCAGCCTCTACCATTGAGATAGAACTAGAGATACGGCAAGCCATCAATCGTTTGGATCGTCTACAACGCGAGTTGACGCAATCCACGCAATCCTTCAACAAAGCCGCACAAGCCACCAGAAAATTTGAAGGCGCAATCAACAAGGCCAAGGCCGGATTGGTTGCCTTCTTTGCTGCCATCAGTGTTCAAAAACTAGCACAGTTATCTGACGCAATGACTCAGTTTGAGAATCGCGTCAAGCTT